AACAGTTAGCTTAAAACAGTTTCATGCTGATGGATCTGATGACGATAAAATGGTTATGGACGCTGATACAAAAGGAAGATTTGTAGGTGGTGTTATAGACTGTTTAGGTATCGCAACAGGTGGTCAAGGCAGTGCAACAGCAGTATGGCAAATGAATGGCTTTACTTTCGGAGACGGAAGTTTAGCAACACCATTTGCATAATAACAATTTATGATGGGGCTTCGGCCCCATCTATTAATCTTGATTAAGGAGGGATTATGGCAGACACAGTAACAGGACCAACTATCATGCAAGAAAACGATGTTAGAGTGGTTATCAAATATGTAAATCAATCAGACGGATCAGGTGGAACAACTGTATTTGGAGATGTATCAGCAATGGCAAACAATGCAAATGGTGCTTCTTGCTTACACTTAGTTTTACAAAGAGTATGGTATTCATCACAAGGTGGAGATGGTGGAGATTCTTATGTTCGTATGGATGAAGAAGACAACAACGGTGACATACCCGTTATAGGTTTAACAGGATCAGGCTATTGGGACTTTAGAGAATTTGGTGGATTAAAAACTGACAAATCAGCTAACAGTAATCAAAGTGATGTAAATTTGGTAGTTCCAAGTACAGCAGATGCTGGTAACATGTATACGGTAATAGCAGAATTTAAAAAGTTATATTAGGAGGTAACTTATGGCCAACACAACGTCAGGCACAGTTACTTTTGATAAAACATTTGCTGTTGATGATATTATTACAGAAGCTTACGAACGAATAGGTTTACAATCTGTTTCGGGTTATCAATTAAAAACTGCAAGAAGATCTTTAAACATTCTTTTTCAAGAATGGGGTAATAGAGGTTTACATTATTGGGAAGTAGCTGAAGCTAATATAGATATAATTGAAGGACAAGCTGAATATACTTTTTACAGAGCAACTGGTGATGGCACAAGTTCTGTTACAAATCCTGCTAATACTTATGGTGTTGCAGATATTCTTGAAGCATCATTAAGGGGTAATAGAACTCAAACAACTCAAGCAGATTCTGGACTAACAAAAATAGCTAGATCAGCTTATGCAGCTTTATCAAGTAAACTTTCTAAAGGAACACCTTCACAATATTTTGTACAAAGATTTATAGATAAAACAACTTTTACTATCTATCCAACAGCAGATTCTTCTAATGCATCTAAAGATATACATTTTTATTATGTAAAAAGAATACAAGATGCAGATTCAACATATACAGATGCAACAGATGTACCTTATAGATTTGTTCCATGTATGGCATCAGGATTAGCTTTTTATTTATCACAAAAATTTGCACCACAATTAGTACAACAAATGAAATTACTTTACGAAGATGAATTAGCAAGAGCTTTAGCAGAAGACGGCTCAGCTTCTAGTTCTTATATAACCCCTAAAACTTATTATCCAAATATATAACTATGGCATACGCATCAGGAAAATACGCAAAAGCAATATCAGACAGATCAGGAATGGAATTTCCATACAATGAAATGGTTAGAGAATGGACTGGTATGTTAGTTCACATATCAGAATTTGAAGAAAAACATCCACAACTACAACCAAGACAACACGGAGGTGATCCACAATCATTATTAAATGCAAGACCCGATAGAACAGAAAATGCTATTGCAACTTTATTAATACCAAATCCTTTTGAAACTATTGCAGCTTCATCAGGAATTATAAATGTATCAGAAAAATCACATGGTAGATCAACAGGTGACACAGTAAGATTTAGAGGATCACCATCTACTGCTGGAACTTTTGCAAACCCTGGATCATTTGATGGTATAACAGGATCAAACGTTGCAAAAGCCGCTGGATATTCTATTACAATTGGCAAAAGAGATTCAAGTGGAAACATTACTAACACAACAGATTTCTACCACTTTACTGTAGACACAGATACTGCTACAAGTGGAAGTGAATCAGGAGGAGGAGAGAATTGCTCGGCAGGTCCGGCAACTCTAACAGCATAATGGCAGGAATAAGTGCATCAGGATTAAAAACACAAATAAGAAGTTACACAGAAGTAGATAGCACTGTGCTGTCAGATTCAGTTATAGAAAATATTATCTTAAATGCACAATATAAAATTTTTAGAGATATACCAATTGATGCAGATAGAAAAACATCTACAGGTAATTTTACAGCGGGAACAGGAACTGTGACTGTGCCAGCAGGAGCAGTGTTTATTAGAGCGGTGCAGGTTTACACTGCAACTGGATCTACTTATACTGGTGCTAATACTTATTTAGAAAAAAAAGATTTAACATATTTAGAAGAATATATTTCAGCAACCACATCTACTGGCACACCAAAATATTATGCTATGCTAGACACTGGAGCAACAGGAGAAAGCTCATCAAACTCTGGATCTATAATTGTATCACCAACACCAAGTGATACATTTGCATATAAAATACACTATAATGCTGTGCCAAGTATATTTGAAAATACTGACACTAATTACATTAGTATGAATTTTCCTAACGGTTTATTATATGCTTGTTTAGCAGAAGCGTATGCTTTTTTAAAAGGACCAATGGACATGTTACAATTATACGACGCAAAATATAAAGAAGAAGCTCAAAAATTTGCGTTAGAACAAACAGGTAGAAGACGAAGAGACGATTACACAGATGGTACAATTAGAACAAAAATTGACTCTGCAACACCGTAAAAATAAATGGAAATTAATTAAGAAAAGAGTATAAGAAATTATGGCATCAACGTTTACAGATCTTGGTATAGAAAAAATGGCAACTGGCGAAAACGCCGGTACATGGGGAGATAAAACTAATACCAATTTAGAAATAGTAGAAAAAGCAATTGCTGGTTATGTAGAGCAAGCAGTAACTAGTGGTGGAACAACAGCATTAACTATTACAGATGGGGACTCTACAGAATCTACATCAGTAGCACGTCACGCAGTTATAAAATTAACAGGTACAATAACAGGTAACTCTATTGTAACTGTACCAGATTCAATTGAAAAAGTTTATATTGTAACTAATGGCACATCAGGTGCTTACACTGTACAATTTAAAACAGCATCAGGAACAGGTATTACTTTTGGTGTATCAGAAAAAACTACACGATTAGTTTACTCTGATGGAACAAATCTTGTAGATGCAGGATTTGGTGGATCTCTTGACATTGAAGGTAGAGAATTAGTTTTAGATGCTGATGGTGATACAACTATTACAGCAGATACAGATGATCAAATAGATATTAAAATAGCAGGCGCTGATGATTTTCAATTTACAGCAAATACTTTTACAGCACAATCAGGTAGTAGTATTGTTGTTCCAGAAAGTGGACTTACTTTTGGAAGCACGGCAATTACATCAACAGCAGCAGAATTAAATTTATTAGATGGAGTTTCTGGATTAGTACAAGCAGATTTTACAAAACTTGCAGCGGTTGACTCGACTGCAGCAGAATTAAATATAGTTGACGGTGGAACGTCAGCCACATCTACAACAGTTGCTGATGCGGATAGAGTAGTATTAAATGATAATGGTACAATGGTACAAGTTGCAGTTACAGATTTAGCTGCGTACTTTGACGATGAAATTACAGCAATGCCTAATCTTACATCTGTTGGAACACTTACAACTTTAACAGTTGATAGTATAATTATTAATGGAACTAACATAGGTCATACATCTGATGCAGATGCTTTAGCTATTGACTCAAGTGGTAATGTAACAGCTTCACAAAATTTAGTTGTAACTGGAGATCTTACAGTATCCGGTGATGATATTACTATGGGTACAAACACTGCGGGTAATTTATTAGTTGCAGATGGTACAAATTTTAATTCAGTAGCTGCAGGTAGTTTATCTGAAATATCTACAGTTGCAAATGATGATGTTTTTATAGCAGTAGATACTTCAGGTGGTGGACTTAAAAAAATTGCAAGATCAACAATTGTAGCAGGACTAGCTACATCAGGTGCAATATCAAATTTAGTAGAAGATACAACTCCACAATTAGGTGGTAATTTAGATACAAACTCTGCAAACATTTTAATAGATGATGCACATTTTATTGCAGATGAAAATGGCAATGAACAAATTATATTTCAAACAACAAGTTCAGCAGTAAATCAATTTGATATTACAAATGCTGCAACAGGTGGTGCTCCGTTATTATCAGCAACAGGTGGCGATTCTAACATTGATCTTGAAATACTAGCAAAAGGCACAGGGCATGTAACAATTAAAGGTGGTACTAATTCAGGTGCTATTCAATTTAATTGCGAAAGTAATTCCCACGGGCAAATTGTAATTGCACAACCTCACTCGGCTGCTGTTACAAATACTTTAACTTTACCAGCTGGTGCTAGTTCAACTTTAGTATCTCTTGTTTCAACAGATACTTTAACTAATAAAACATTAACAAGTCCTAAAATAAATGAAGATGTAGCAGTAACTTCTACTGCAACAGAAATTAATGTTTTAGATGGTATTACTGCTGTTGTTGGTGAACTTAATGCTTTAGATATTGGTAGTACAGCCGTTGGAACAGCTGTAGCAAGTAAAGCTGTTATATTAGATTCAAACAAAGATTATACAGGAATTAGAAATTTTACTATTACAGGTGAAATAGATGCAGCAACAGGAGATTTTTCTGGAGCTGTTGACGTTGCAGGTGCAACTACAACTGCTGCTATAACTGCAAGTGGAATTGTAAAAACAGATGACACTACAGATGCTACAAGTACAACTGATGGATCATTGCAAACAGATGGTGGTTTAAGTGTAGCTAAAGATACAATAATAGGTAATGACCTTAAATTATTATCTGACTCAGCAGTTCTTGTTTTTGGTGCAGGTTCTGATGCTACTCTAACACATACTAATGATACTGGATTAACTTTAAATAGCACAAATAAACTTATGTTTAATGATGCTAGTCAATTTATACAAGGTTCTAGTGCAACTGTATTATCTATTGGTGCAACTGATGAAATTGATTTAACAGCCACAGCTGTAGATTTAAATGGTACATTAAATGTTAGTGGAGTTGCAACTTTTCAAGCAACCCCTGTATTTCCAGATGGAAGTTTAGCATTAGCAGATTTAGATATTGATGGTGGAACAGATATAGGAGAAGATATTGTAGATGCTGATTTATTTATAATAGATAACGGAGCAGGTGGAACTAACAGAAAAACAGCAGCTTCAAGATTAATAACATATGTAAACGCTAATTCTAGCGCTGCATCAACAGGAAAAGCTATTGCAATGGCACTAGTTTTTGGATAAAAGGAATAGATTATGGCAATACCTAATATAGTAAATGTAGCAACAATTCACGCAGAAACGATTCTTGGTGATTTAGGAACAACTTTAACAACAACTTTGTTAACTGGTGAAGCTGAACATGTATATAAAATAAATGTATTTAGAGTTACTAACGTAACAGACAACGATGCAACATGCACAATTGATATTGAAAAAGGTGGCACACATAAAAAAATAGCAAACGAAATTACAGTTCCTGCAAACTCTGCAGTAGACATTATTGACAAAACCAATTCATTTTATTTAGAAGAAACCGATCTTATTAGAGGTGGTGCTTCAGCAGCTTCAACACTAGAATTTGTAACATCATACGAAGCACTAGCAGATTAAGGGGACTAACTTATGGGCACTAGTTATCCTGACAAAACCAATGCCAGAGGGATCTGGAAATTATCTGATATTTATGTAAATATTCTTGAAAAAGGAACTTATCCTAATGCAGGGTCCCGTGGAATTTTTGGTGGAGGCTACACTCCCTCTGCATCACTTAATGTAATAGAATTTATAACAATGGCTACAGCTGGAAACGCTGTAGATTTTGGAGATTTAACAGCCCTTGTAGATAATCCACATTCAGGTCAAGTAAGTTCTTTTACAAGAGATACTATTGGTGGAGGTAGTCATGGTGGTAGTGGAGCTGATACAATTGAATATGTAACAATAATGAGTGCAGGTAATTCTGCTGACTTTGGAAATTTAAGTATAGCAACTACTAATGCTGGAGGCATGTCTAATTCAACTAGAGGAGCTTACGGAGCAGGAGGTATATCACCTTCACCAGGAGAAAGAAATACAATAGATTTTATAACATTAGCTTCAACAGGCAATACTTCAGATTTTGGTGATGCAACTGCCGCAAGACATTCTTGTACAGGAACAGCTAATCCAACAAGAGGTGTGATGGCTGCAGGTGCAACTCCATCAAAATTAAACACAATAGATTTTATAACATTATCAACTACAGGTAATGCAATAGACTTTGGAGATTATGGAACAGCAGTATCTAGTGCCGCTGCATGTGCTTCATTAACTAGAGGTGTCATAGCAGGTGGTGCTGGTGACTCTTCTATAAATAATATAGAATTTATAACAATGGCATCACAAGGTAATTCTATTGACCATGGAGATTTAAGTGCAGCTAGAAATAAATTAATAGGACTTTCTAATTCTCATAAAGCATTTTTTGCTGGAGGTAATCCTGCTACAGCTGTTATTGATGAATTTAAAATATCTAGTGGTGGCACTACTACAGACTTTGGAGATTTAAGTGCAACTAAAGCTGCCCCAAGTGCAGGATCAAATGCACATGGTGGTTTAGAATCATTTCAACCAAGAGCCCCAGAACTTTATTCACCAACAAGTAAAATTTTACCAACAGGTCCTCAAGGTGATATAGGAATATTTGGTGGTGGTCAAAATCCTAGCTTAACAAATATTATAGATTTTACTACAATATCTTCTCTTGGTGATTCAGTAGATTTTGGAGATATGGTAGCTGCCAGTAGATCTTCTGGAGGAGCT